AAGACGTTTAACTAATTTGGTTGTTCTAACACCTAAAGTAGCCCCAGGACTAAATCCTCCAGAAAGATACTGGCCTGATTTAGAATTAGATCCAACGAAAAATACGTTTTCATATTCCAAATCCGTATATAAAGAATCTGCAACCTGTTGACCGTTATCGTTAATCTCAATTAGGCAATACGCTTTATTATAGTCTTTGGCAATCTTATGAATAATGTTTGGAAATAATAATGGACTAACTTTATTATTTCTATACTTTGCGACAACTCTATGAGGGTAAGCTGTAATATCTATAACCACAAAGGCACAATAATCTCCACCAACTCCTCGCGAAGTATCAGCAACAAGCATATAAACGTGTTCTTCTTCAGGTTCCTCATATATGTCTAAACCATCTTTATTATAGATAGGTTTCTTAGCAGACATTCTACCAATAGTATCAGGATTAATTAGTGTATTAGACGATCCAAGGAAGTTACATAAAACTTCTTGATTAAATTTAAGCTCACCTAAAATTGCTCTTTGTTCTGCTGCCCATTTTTCATTCCTACCTGGAATTTCGCTATAATGTATAAACATAGGAGTAAATCCATTAAGACCTTGTTCTGCCTCATTCCAAAATTTCCAAAAATGATTATATCCTAAAGGTGTAGATGTTAGAAGAATCTTTGTAGTTTCGCCCGCAGAAACAACCGGATACACAGATGTGAAAAAATCCTCAGCAACGTTATTAGGAATAATTGCTGCCTCATCAATATATAACCAGTTTACAGATTTTCCTCGAATACCTGAAGAGCTTGTTGCTGCAGTAAATATTCTAGATCCATTCTCAAGTTCAATATCACCCTTATTAAATGTCTTAACACCTTGCTGCATCCACATAGGAAGTAATTCATACATCATTTCATAGCGATAAAGAACTTCTCGAGCAGCCGAAGATTTATTTGCGAGAATAGCAACTGTCTTGTTTGGTTGAAAAAGTGTGTACCATAGAATACAAGCAGCAGATGTAATTGTTTTACCCTGCTGTCGGCCTTCCATTAAAATAACCTTACGATTATTTAAAATAAGTTCTACCTTACGTTTTTGGCATTCATACAGTTTAAATGGAATTAATCCTTTATCCAAAGATACAATTTGGCAATATCTTTCAATAAAGTATATTGGATCGTTTATACATTTCATTATTTCCTGAACTTGCTCTGACGTATAGGAAATTGCGGTACCAATCTGTTTTAGATTTGGATTACCATTATAGGATATCTTTTTATTGGTCGATGATGTTGTCATTCTTCTTACCTAATAATTTCATAAGCTCGTTAGTGGAGCCAGCAAATACGACATTATTTTGAGTCCCAATTTGTTTAGGAGCCTCGGTACCTAGGTCTTTTGCTTGTTTTTGTAAGGCAAGTAAATCTTTAGATACATCTGAAAGTGTTTTTATAAATTGTCCAGCAACCTCATAGTGCCTCGGGGTTTCGGAATTCTTTGATAATTCTACAAGTGTGTCTAAAGTATCCTCGCCCTTTAAAATTAGTTTACGTAAAGTTCGTCTAGCTAATTGATAATCTTCTTCCTGATCCTCTTCTTTGGTAGCGTTTTCAGTTTCTTCTATAGGTAGAGGTAACTTAGCTTCAGGCGCAGGGTCTATGTCAAATAGTTCATCCAATTTTTCTAAATTTTTCATATTCAAAAGTCTTCAAAATTTGATATATAACCATAGTTATCAGTAACGTTTGCTGATGTTGGATCGGTCTCTACAGTAGCTTTTTGTATCTGAGCAGAAGTAGCATCATTGAAAGTATTTGTTAATACTCTCTTTATAACACCTTGTTTGTTGACTGGACCATAGAAATTAAGTTTTAGCAAAAAATCTAATGACCATACAATTGCACGTCTTGTTATCCAATCACCTTCATACTGATCTTGAAAACTGATACTTTCAAGTATTACAGGAAGATCATTCTGTATATGTAATTCTGGAATTGCCTTAAGTGTTAAATTATAGTCAGGATTAAAATATGGTAAAATTTGTTCTATTATTTGTAATCCGTCATCTTGATTTCTCGCATAGACATATAATGTCACTTTGAGATTATAAGGTGTAGGTGCATATTGTGCACTTGCAGTAGTCGCTGAATTTAGATTTCTAGTTTGCTGTATTGGACTAACTTTTCTATTAGGATCGTATGCAATAGAAGTTAATTCAAACCCCATACGAGGAAGTATAACATTAAACTGATTAAAATCCACATCTGGCTGTTGCTGTATTCTAGCTAAGAATTTTTGCTTAGGTGAGTATGACAAAGGTACTCTTTGAATACCAATAATTTCTCCATTTGAATCTGTACGATTAATAGTAATACTATTAAATATGTTTCCAAAGGCAACAATTGCTTTACGAATTGTTCCCCAATAAAATCTTTGATCTAACATCTATACGTCCCCAAAAGGATTTTTTTCTGAAAAATCCAAAATACTATCTACCTCAGCTTGGAATTTTTGGTTATCTGATTCTACCGCAGGCAGATCTTCGTGATACTCTTCTAAAATCATAGGAGTTAATTCATGTGACTCTGTCAACAATATATCTCCATTTTCCAAAAGCACTTCATGGTTATCAATTGAGAGATCGAATCCTGCAGCTAACTGATCTATTTCAGAAACACCAGTATTAAATCTTTCATTTGAATACTGCATTAATTCGCAATATAGAGTATAAACGTAAAGTTTACCTACCTGATAAAATGGTTGAAGATTTTCAACCTTACGAATTTCAAAAAATCCTTTGTTTAAAGGAAGAAATATTACATCTCCCTCAGAAGGTCTAGGCAAAAAAGCATTGCCTGTGCTGCCTATTACCGAATTCCATCTTTTTCTAGCAACAACTAAGGTAACCGAATCTCGAATTTCCAAACCAAATTTGGTTAATATTTCGCTTTCACCCTGAAACCCCATATTCGTTTCCAAATACATTTCAATTGGATAAGCATATTTAAACTGATTGGTTGGATCCTCGGTTAAAATCAAATCCTCATTGCTCGGAGTACGAGGCATATAATAGACTTCGAAACCATATATTTTCAACGCCTCTATGATTAAATCCTCATAAAGGTTTTGTTCCGATCTCGCCCCAATTGATCGACCAGATTGAAAATATTGATTAACTGTAGGCATTACACTGTTGACTTTCTATTGACCAGATGTTAGAATTACCATGTACCCTATTAATATTACCCTACCATTAAATCTACAGGTAGTTCAAACATAGATTGCATCTGAGCTTCAATCTGTTTTATCTCCTCAACTGCTTCATCGTATGTTTCTTTTCCGTTAAGAACTACTCCGCCAGGTAATTGTATTCCTCCGAACTTTTTAATGTTCTCACCCCATTGACGCTTAATTAAAGCAGTTGCATACATCTTTAGGAATCTATCATTATATACGTCAGTATAGGTTTCTGGGTCTAGTACTCTAGTTGCTTCAAGTATAATATAATCTCCTGCAGCAACGCCCTCTGCCCAATTCATGTCTACATATAATCTATTAGTATGCCGATTAAATCTTACGGATTTTTGTCCGGATAATAGAAAATTAATTAATTCAATATGCCGTTTAACCTCATAAAAATAAATAAGATCTGTAGACATTAAACTATAGAGATCATTAATTAATATTTGATACTGCAAACTATAAAGATTATTACCAGTTGCTTTATTTGTAAAAGGTAAAATACCGGTAACACCAATAATATAATCAGGTACGTCTATATATTTATTATCTAAATCTGTTTGTGTTATTAGGTGCTTTAAGTAAACCTTTTCAATAGCATCATAATGGTAATCCCTATAAAATTGAAAAGCATCATCCAGACGATCGTCAATTTGATCGTCATCCACATTAATTTCAATTACGGGGAATCCTAATCTTCTTAAGCAATAATCTTTTAATAATTCTCTACTTGTTATATTAGACATTTGTTACCCCTGGATAAATTGTTATTATTCCTTCTATTACTCTAACCACGCTTGTATTACTTTTAGCTTCTACATCATACACATATCTACCTGCTTTAATATTAGCAGTTACTGTAGACGATAAACTAATTCGAATATTACCATTTGCCGAATCTACAATAGATGCAGCAATTGTAATTGCATTCGCACTATAATATGATCTTCTCATTTGACTAGCTACAGTATAGTTATTTAAAGATATTGCCGAATTATTATTATCTAAATACAATACATAACTAGTAAAGGTAGCACCTTGATCTATATCTATATTTTTAGTATTTGCCATTTTACTCTGTTATTTTAAATGGTTGCATGTCGTGTTTAGTTAATTCATTATCTATAGCATCATTTAAATCTTCGGGATTATCAAATTTGCCCGGTAAAGTGAGAATCAATTTTTCTTTTAATCGTTCTATAGTACCAACCATTTCGTAGGTTTCTAAAACAACTTTTGTGCTGTTATCTAGATAATTCGAGGAAATACTAACTATGTTAATACTCATTGAAATCTCCCATAATAAATTTTGTATGATAAGTTTACTGCAGTATCGTTAGATGCGAGTGATCTAGTAAAACTTGTCAATCCAACAAATGTATTTCTTACTTGTATTTTTAACGCACCATCTTCAACTACAGTATCCAAAATACTTGTACCTAATACTACTCCAGTTAAAGATTGATTTACTACTCTAATTAATGTGGAACCTGCTCCGCTGATAGTATAACCGCCAGTATCAGCAAATCCATTCGTAATTTTATAAAAAGGCATTACGAAAAAATCTGTTTTTGTGATTTTTGAATCTGTTAATATAGTATACGAATCTGTAATAGTTTGCCCAAAGGGATTAGAACTTAAAAGTGTGGGGAATGTTAAGGTGCCCGATGGGGTAAAAAGAATATGCGGCATTCTCCTATCTAAAGCAAATTTAATATCTCCTCTAGAGTTTGTTATAGTAAAATTATCTTGTTGTAATAAAAATCCCATTACTGTATTCCTAAAAACAAAATATTTGAAGTAACATTTACAGATTGATTCAAATAGTAAACGGTACTATTATAATCATAAGTTAATGATCCTGCAGATCCTGCCAAAGTCTGTCCCCTTGGCCAAATAATTTGATTAACCCCTAAAGTAACAGAACCATTACGTTCATCATATAATCCTCCTACTAATGGATCAGCAGCGCTTGAATATGATATTGTTCTGCCTTCGTAATACCCTGTAGTTATATAATGTTTGGTTGCATCATATGTATCATAATTATACAATGCTCTAATATCTGCATATTTGTTTAGATATTCGATAGGATTGAAGGTTATTGTTCCTCCATTTGCAGCATATTCTTGTTGCCCTTTAAAATAATCCGCACCAATTGTAGTTATTAATCTAGGATAGCTTGCAATATATCGTAATGCATCCGCTGCAGGAATATAATAAAAATTAATAGGTAAAGTTCCACTAGTACCTGCAGGTTCTCCGGGTATACTTGTTAAGTAACTATTAGGATCCACGGTAGATGCTGTGGATGTAATTTCCTCATTACCAGTTAAAGAACTTAGGAATGTATTTAACGCAGTCGGTGTATATACATACTTATTAGATTGTAATCTTGCAGTATATAATAGATTTCTACTAATCTCTATGCCATACCCTAAATCTGAAGTTTGTTGTACATAACTATATTTTGAACCAGATAGTTGCCAATCATAATGTGCATAAGAAGTTGTCTTTGTAACAAATCCAGGAAAGGTATAACTTCCTATGGTGAAATCGAAGAATCCTGTTCTAATAGGAGGCTTATCTATAAGTAATATATTTATAAATGTATCAGTATTTAAAGTACCATCTGCAGAATAATTTTCTATAAATGGCCCGTCAACCGGTACCGCAGGAGATAGCGATTCCCTTAAAGAAATATCTGAGATATTTGAAATAGTATATCCAGCATAAGTTTCTCTATATACTTGTAAATATGGATTATTTAAAGTTTTAGTAAATGCGAACGATGTTTGTCTATTATATTGATTTGGTTGTTTAAACAAATAACTTCGATCGGTGGAAAATACATTTCCCATCGTTACTATATTGCTTCTAACATCTAAAAGATATGATGGCATTACGGAGACTCTGCAGTATTACTAAAAACTAATAAGGTATAGGAACGTGTTAAAGATGTTAATGGTTTTCTTCTAACAAAATAATTTTCTTTAATATAAAAATTTGTAGAATCCGCAATCAAACCCACATATCTTAAGGAATCATTTCCTATATTTTGAATAATCATGTTAGACCCAATTATTTCTTTAGTATCAGAGTCTAACAATATTCCTGCCGGGGTATAACCTAAACCGTGATTAGTAATTGAATAGATGTTATATCCTCGTCTTGGAAATTCACTAGGAGTCTTTCCCTTCACATTAGTTTCAGTTGAATAAGGTTCTATATAAGGATATGATTTGGTAAAACTAAGGTTTAGTATAATATTCAAATAGCTAAATCTAGTATCAAAATAAATTCGATTTAGAAAAACATTAGGTTGTAAAAGAGGTGCAGTGTTACCTACCTCATCTGGATTATTATAGATGGAAACTACCTTAGTTCCCGATACGTTACCCGCCCAAAAAACATTAGTTGACATTGTTAAAAAGTTTATTTCTATAAATTACTGCAATCTTTTGTTTATAAGAATTCGTTAAAGTTTGTATGGTTGAAAATCTTCCTGCATTATGGTGTAATATTTTATTATTCCCTAAATATATTGCACCATGATTAGGTACGGGACTACCTATTTTCATAATTAGTATATCATGTTTTTTAATATCTGTCGTTTCTTCAAAACCATAATTCTTCGCATTATCTACATATAAATTTTCCCCCTGCGACCACCATTCCCAATTTCTTTGTATATTTGTAGGTAGAAAAATATTAAATTCTTTTTTATAATAATCTCGTATTAATGTATAACAATCAAATAATCCGTGTAAAAAAGGTCTGCCCTCATAATCTGCATTTTCAAAATACTCATTAGGTATAAAAACCTCTGATATGTTTTTAGAAGAACCTACAGTAACAAACAATATTTTTGAATTATTTAATTCTGTACGTTCTTCTAATTCTAATGTTGATACGCAGTCATTTGATTTTTTAATTACTAATGCAACTGCCTTTTCATTTGTATTTTGTATTACTAGTTTACCTTCATTCTGAGCTAAATAAATTCTATTTTGTTTTTCTAATAACGTAAAAATTTCATCAGAAACATAATGTCCTAGCATTTTAAAATTCTATTCTAATATATTTACTATTTAAATCTATGACCATTTTTCCATCCGTAGAACGTAGAGTACCTCTAGATATGATGCCAACATTTGTTGAAATTTCTGAAAGATTATTTGCACTAACAGATATTGAATTAAAAATATTTGCAGCTAATTGAGATCTTCCAATTGTACCAACTAAAATTTTGGCACCGTCAATACTATTTGCAGCAATTTTATCGTTAGTAATAGTTCCATTTTGTATTTTTATTCCTGTAACAGCATTAGCTGCTAATTTGGTTGCATCTATTGTACCTACTAAAATTTCTCTAGAAGTAATAGTATTGCTTACTAAATGATAACCTACAATTGCGTTAGGTGCAATTTTACTAGCAATTACTGCATTTGCTGCAAGTTGGACATTACCTACTTGACCTGCATTTAATGTTATGCTGGTAGTAGTATTAACATTACCTGGCGTATAAAGATCCCAAGATGTTTTAGTTGTATTTAAAATATAAGAACGTGAGCCAACAATAATTAACGAACCAGCATCGTAATTAGTAGCATCTGCAGGTAAAGCCGGCAAAGTAGGTACACGCATAACAGAATTGTTACTAGTATACCTTGCAATATTTTGCCAAACGGTACCGTTGTAAATGTACAAATCTGCATTTGCCCCAGTTTTTCTAAATAAATCTCCTACATTGCCCGAAGCAGCAGGAATAGTAGACCCAAAAGAAATACCAGAACCAGTTGTTGAACTAACAGTACCTTTAATGTAATTACCTAAATTATTCCATGCTCCGCTTATATAGATATAACTATTACTTCCTACAACTACAGTTCTGCCGGTATAATTTGCAGGATTTGCTGCAGGAGGTAGTGTAACTAAAACTTCTAAACCTAATGGAGAGTTTTGATTAATTGCACTTGCCAATGTTCTCCAAGCACCAGAAATATATAAGTAAGGAATCGCATTGCCAGTTTCATAGAATATAGTACCTTCCGGTACAGTTTCCGGTCTAATACTTCCTACAGAAATTGCAGAATCTCCTCTGAATCTAACCCATCTGTAATCGGATCCGGCTGCTCTTGCAATGCTAGGATTTGAACTTAACCCTACTCCATTGCCTGCAGGGTAACCTGAGAATATCCATACGTCACCATTGTATTGTACTATTCTACCTTGGCTATTACCAATTGTCGGCAAAGATGAAACTACTGGCAATCCGCTAACAGTCACATTCGTTTGTACATTGGCCCCCGCATTGACAGTTACAATAATATTTGCAGCGTTAATGCCGCCAGTAAATGTATTTAATAATGTACTAACATATGATTGTGTTGCAATATCTGCACCTAGCCATCTAAAAGTGCCATTTTCATTTAATGATAAAGATTCCACACCATTTAAAGTAAAACTAATTTTACCAGATCCTGGACTATACATTCCGGTGTTGGTATCTGATACCCAAGTATATCCTGGTAATTGATTAGTATCACCGCTATAAGTTAAAAATTGGCCATTGTTATAAATTGAACTAAAATCGTTATTAATTTTAACAAACGCATCTCGCAAAGTATCTCCGTCGTGACTATTTGGAGATGTTCCTACATTTACGTTGGATAAATTTTTATTTGCTGGCATGGTTTTAACTTAAATTTAAATGAGTTTTAATTTTTTGAAGCTCTTCTTTCAACATATTTATTTCTTGTTCCATACTAAGAATTTTAGCAGCTTGTTTTCTCTTAGCTTTATATTCTACAACTGCTGCCAGATTGGTGTTTAATATAGCATTATTTTCCATATCTTTAATGAAATCTGGATTGTCGTCAATTTTTAAAAATCTATTTTCCATTATAAAACCGAAGTCGCAACTAAATTTTTAATTTTTGGCAAGTATACAGGATTACTAGCATACATGATTATTTTAATTTGGTATTGATTAAAATCTTCGTATGAAGAAGTAACTGCAATATTAGCGTCAACATTTGCGGTATTACTATATGCTAAGGAGGGAGATGTCAATTTATAATTTTCTTCAGTAAATAAGGTATCATCCGTTCCTGCAAATGATTTAGTTGTAGGTGCGAATAAAGGCATTTTTACCCATGGTCTGGCAGCGATACCTGCAGAAAATGCTTTATCGTTTTTAGCTAATACTCTAGCAAAAACTTCAATGTCCGTACCAACTTTTCTATTAACATTAACCTTAACATCTAAACCTGTAGAATCAAATCCTTGCTGCAATGTAACAACTTTACTAATGTACCTTGCTTTCGCAGTACCATTACTTGCAGATAATTCAGAATTAGAAATGTCGGCATTATATTCAGTAACGGCATTCCTAAGAACTTGGGATTTGATTAATTGGCGATCTAGTATAGGTGCAACATCTGCAGATTTAGTAGTCATAGAAATTTGTAGTTTAATATCACCTTTGTCCTTAGCAGATTGCCTTCCGACTAAATCAACAATATCCCCACCTACAATAGTTTTAAAATCTGATTTAGTTCTAGCATCATTTTCTGTAGTAGTTTGTATTTTGTAATCTACGTAAGCCGTATCACCTAAACTAACTTCTGTAGTTAAAAGACGTAATCTATTATAATCAATTGTAGCTAAATCTGGCGAAGTCATTTCTAAAACTACAGTACCAGTTTTGAATTTAGCTTTTCTTAAATAAAATGTTATATCTTGAGTTAAATCCGCAAACCATGCGCCAGTATTTTGTGCTTTAAATAATTTGCCTGTGAACGCACTAACTTGTCCTCCTAATGCCTTTACTGCATCTGGGGTAAATTCATTATTTGAACCAAGAGCTTTCCAAACTATAGAATATATTGGAACAAGTAATGAACCTAAATCTGATTGTAAATTTCCAATTAATTTATTTGCGCTCGTTGCTGTAGCAGCGGATGCTTTACCTGAACAAAATAATTCATACTTTGCAGATTTAGTTAATACTGAAAAGGCATAAGTTCCGGGTTTTAAATATACGGGATGTTCAAAAGTAAATTGTGTTGCCTTTGCCCCTGCTTCTTTTGTATAAAGATTAACCTTATCGGGCGAAACAAAAACACTAGTTCCTGAGAAATATTCTGTGGTTGACGGAACTGCACCGTCCATTGGACGTAACTCTACACCAACCGGGTATACGTCGTCCTTTTTAGTAAAAAATAAAGCTAATCCAGTACATACTACCCCTAGCGGATTTTTTTCAGGGTCTACAATAAAAGTTTGTGTTAGTGGATCTAATCTTGCCTGTGTTGTATTTTTATCGCCAGATGATCCAGCGTTATCTGTTCTAAACTTTTCAGTTTGTCTTAAAGATATAGTACCGCCTTGTTCTGTATCTACAAGACTTAAACCATGATTATATAAAGTAGATTCTGAAATATACGTACATTTATCGATTCCGTCTGGACTATCACCGAAAGTTAAACGTATTTCACCTGCACTAAATTGATACTGTCCCGCAGTACTAGGGATATATACGTATCCACTAGCAAACCCAAGTTGATCTGTGGTTATAATATCTGCCAATTTAGCTGTTGCGGATATAGGTCCAGTAAATGGGGTAATGTTTACCCCATTTACATAGGTATAAATGCGAGTGTTCGGAGGCATATCTGCTACAGAAAAAGATAATACTTCTGATCCCGCAAAGACAGGAATATCTGTCTTTTTTGCTGCTACTACTGCTCCGGTAGAATCTATTGCCATTTTAATTTCCTATTAAAGAATAATCTACAACCCTATAACCATGACTCTCGATTTTTACTGCTTTTGGATATCGTTTTTCCACTTCTTGTGCAATATATCCTATATGCTGCCCATGCCCGCCTAGATGTTTAAATTTCTTTTTATATTCAAATGAATATAAATTTAATCCATTTGGCATTTTACGAATAAAAGAAATATTTTTCTTAGTTCTCGTATCAGAGACGAAACTTGTTAATGCTCTCCATACCCTTTGAACAGCTTTTACTGCCCCTTTTACTATTTCTCCTCCATATTTAACTGCTACATAAACTAATGCAATAGCAACAGCTGCTTCCGCAAAAGGACCTGCTGCAGTAATATAGGAATAAAGACTAGCTTCACCTGCAGCCGCACCTGCTGATGTACCTATTATTGAATTAGAAATATATGCAGTTGCTTGACCTATTATGGGTACTCCAGCTGTCGCCTCTGCAACTGCGGAAGCAGCTGTTGCTATCGCACCATAAGTAGCTGTAAACGCCCCGCTCGCTAGTTGAGCAAATCCAGCTTCTAAATTAGCAAATGTAACCCCTGTCGTAATGTCTCCAGATACGATATCAGTAACAGAATTTGAAATTAAACTCCAACCGTTACTTAAAGAAGCCCAAGCTTCTTTACCAACAACTGCTTCAGCAATTGACCCACCAAAGCTTTCGCCCGGAATAATTTCGGACGCTCCTCCTATAGTTTTATCATAAATCCAAGTAAGTCCTGCTCTAACTGCCCGATAAGGTGCCCAATTCTGCATAAGGCCATCTATTACTATAAAAGCGTCTTTAATATATACACCCGCTTGTATTACTTTTCCCCACGCAAGAGCTAAAGTATTTTCTCCTAAAAATGCTGCAACTGATGTATACCCACCACTAGTAGCAGCAACTGCCGCTGCAGCTGCGTTAGCGGCTGAATATGCCAAATATGCTTTATATGCAATAATACCTGCGATCATTACCCCACCAGCTAATAATGGGTTAATATTAAAACTATTTTTCTTAGAAAGATTTGCTCTTCCTTTACCGTCATTAATTCCTGCAGGATTTACAACTAATGTAGAATCTGCAGTTAAATTACTAATGTACAATTCTTCTTCATATTCCATAGTAATAATATCTTGCCATGCAAAAACTCCAGTTGGAGCAGTTGTAGGTAATTGCATATCTATATTCCAACATCCAAATGTTGGAAAACATTCTCCAGTATCTGTATCAATTGCTACAGAAAAATATGAGGAAGATATATCTGCAGATTCAAAATCATCAAAATTTTCTACTAAGATGCCAGATTTTAATAAAGCATCTCCATTATCATTAGTAATGATTCCTTTTAAATTTGCAATTTCAATTGAATGTAATTTTACTGATTTATCTAAAGCTATAGTTAAATTTTCTATTTTAGCAATATCACGCATTGTAAATCTTTTACTGTCTTCATAATTAATTTTAATATCAAAAGCATCAACAGTATATGGTGGTATTTGTAAAGTTGCAATGCATAATTTTGTTAAATCTGAAGTGTCAGTTGTTGCTACAGCATTAAGAACTTCATTGCCTTGTTCTATATAGAATTTATTATAAGGAGAAATAAAGTTTTGTAAGTTATTTGTTACATAAATTCTATCTATTCTTCCTACGTAATACGTTATATCTGCTTCAGTTGTAACAGTAGAATTTGGTATGATTGCAGGCGAATAATCTTGATAACTTAAATCATCAACTCTTCGAGGTCTAAAATCTAAACAATCTCTTAAACTATATTCTTTTGCATCTATAACAGATTTATATACAGGTAATCTTGAATATTCCGAAGCAGGATATGAATTTACTGTAACAGGTCCTTCACCCGTATGAGTATAATAACTAAAAACAACTAGTACATTACCTGGCCCTGTTCCTGAACCAATATATTTAATTGTGCCATAATCATAAAAATGATCTCTTTGACCATTATCTAATAAAAATGTTGAGGTTTTTACTCTAGGCAATTCTGTCCATGCATTTGAATAAAAAGGAGAAACGCCAGTAGTTGGTAATTTTGAAAAATATGCTGCACCAGAAAAAGTGACAATCTTATTATAATCATAACTTGTTGTTTTATTCCAATTACCTAAGTAACTACCAACATTTGCAAGTCTATATACTGCAGAGAAATTTTGTATATCTGCTTTACCTAATGAATATGCTAAATCCCCTGTTTGTATATCTACAAGTTTAACCGTGTTTCTAACTAATGTTTTTTGTCTTGAATCAATATTATCTGCCTCTACCACATACATAAGATCTGCAATACCAGTAAATGACGAATCACCTGTGTCTATAACCAATGTAGTTGAATTATCGGAAACAGTAACTGTACCTTTTTCAAAATTCCAAGCACCTAATTTAACATTTGCGGTAGCAGACGATTTTACTAATACTATAAAGTTTAATCTCGCAGTACTAGCAGGAATCAAACCATCTCCTATTGCAAAAGTTTCAGTTCCTGATAATACCTTAGTATATTTTCCTCCAGAAAATATAGCATTCGTTACAGTCTTGTTATAATAGGTTTGTATTCGATCAATAGTTTTTACATATGATTTTGAAGTGGGTATTACTAAACTATCGGTTGGTTTGTTATTATCAAAAATAATAGTGTCACCATTCGTACTAATACCGGAAGATGAAATATTTGCATAAAATGAAGGTGAAGAATAACTTGCAGATGACCCGTACGAAGTTAATTCATTTGAAACTCCGATTACGCTTCTAATCTGTTTGACATTAAGTAAACCATCATAAAACGGACTATTATTAATGACTTGTAAATAAGATTTAACATTGGTTCTTACTCTAGCATAATCAGGATTATTAGTATCAGTAAAAGATAATGCAAATTCTTGTTTAACGTTTGCTATATTTTTTGAATTTGCAACCCATCTATTATACCAATAGGCGACTCCTCCGGTATCAGGTTCTCTAAATAATCCGAAATAAGAAATTTGTCCTAAACCGTATTTTCCTAGAAGATCATTATTAGTATATAATACATTGGCAATATATTGTCCATCTGACTCAGACATTTTATATTTTGTAGCCCACGCTGCCCAAGAAGCCGGAACTTCTCTTTTTGGAGAATAAAAATGATAAAATAGCTTATATTGAGGAGAAAGTTCTGTAGCATTAAAACTATCATACTCTAAATTTTTAAATGCAATTGTACCAACTAAACTATTTGCATTTTTCGGATTTGTAGTGTTATGTAGTTCTAAGAACATGGTTTTCGCTTCTAAATCTGATGGATCCAAAAGCGAATACATAACATTGGAAACTTTAAAATAATTTCCGTAAGACGTATTTAGATTAAAATTAGTTTTTGTTTCTGTAGTTGTAGGTTTAGGTATTACTATTCTCGTTTGATCAATCATTTTGACGGGATACCCGCCAACATAAGCCTTTCCTGCGGAAATAGAAAGTTCTAAATTTGCTGAACTTTCTAATCCATGCTGCGGTGTTATAATAAATGGTTGTACAGTATAACTACCAGATTCATCATAAGTTCTTTCTGCTAATTTTCTTTCTAATTCTGGATCACTTGCAACCTCACTAAGATAGTTAATTTCACCTTTATCAAAATTTATTAAAGGAATTAATAAATTTGTTTCTACAGCTGTGGTGCCATTTCTAGCTATGTCTAGTGCAGCCAAATTTAAATCTATTTTTAATCTATCACCGCCAGTCGCAAAATAATTTGAACTCTCTAATGCTGGGTCAAGCAGTGTAGGATCATCATCACTCGTAATAATTTGTTGATCAACTAAAAATGCAATTAACGACGTAGGGTATACTGTTCTTTTATCTGGCACAACACTTTGTACAGAATTAGTTACAAAATATCCATCTTTGTAATAAATTGCAGTATCCTGCGTAACAATAGAAGTTGGGCATGTGGCTTTAACCACATACGAAATTAATTCATTTCCTAAATTTACATCGGGCGCTGCGTTAATTTCTATTTCTGTAGTACTAACAACTTTAGTGATATATAACTTTTTAGTTAATGCGGGATGAACTAATAAATCACCTACAGATAAATTTGTATTTGGATTTGCTAATATTACTGTTTTAGAATATGTACTTAAAGTCGAGGACGCATTTTTAGTAACGTCATCCGCGGTCAATGCAGTATACTGAGGCGCGGTTAAATTTAATGCATCTATATAATTATCATAAAAACTTAACTCTGTATTTTGATTAAACATCCCATCGTTTGTAACATTAAATCTTTTTAAAGACATTACAACACTTGGAGGGTCTCCAATAGCAGGATCATCTGCTTGATATACGAATTCTACGTATCCAATTACTGTAGAATTATCTGCAACTACATATGTATTTAATAAATTATTTACATTAATTTGTTCATTTCTTGCATTTGTAGGTTTTAATCTAACAGTTCTGGCATCTAAGTTAATATTTGGTTTAGGCCCATTTACTTTTTGTGCATCTTTAAATAGGAATCCGCCCAAAGATTGAACTTGATTTTGTAAAATAGATTGTATTTGTGTAAGCTCTCTTGATTGAACTGCAACCCCTGGCTTAAACAATATTTTGACATAATTATTTTGTTTATTAAAATCGTCAAAATATGGAGAAACTGTTGTATCTACCGCCATGTCTTTTTCCTTAAAATTCTAATACAAGATGTAAATTTTCTGATTGATCTTGAGATTTTGTTATTGGATATCTATTTTCAACATATAATATTTCTCCGGTATCATGTATTACCTCAGGAGAAACTATATTAACAACTTGCGCCACTGCACCTGAAAACTTTCCTAAAACAGATTCACCTATCTTAAAAGATTTATAATTACTGGTGAGATCATACGTTTGCATATATTGTATGTAACCATTTCCTGTTGAATTACCTGAAGTTATTACATTGGATGATACTACGTATGCATTAGCTTTTGAATTTTGTCCCTCAATAAATTCGTTATTATTAAATATTCCGTTAACATTTGCAAGTGTTATTTTCATCAATCCAGACAAAGTGGATACATTTGCAATAGTGTTATATACATTTTTTGGATTTCTTAATAATCCTAATTTTCTATAAGAAAATGTACCAGGAAAATCTCCAAAGCCTTCATTGTAAATTGTTCTGCATTGTAGCATTACATAATATGCACCCAATTCTGCAGCAGGATTTGAACCATGTCCTCCGATTGGACTTAGTATTGGGCGAATATTCGCATTACGACCTTGACTATTAGAATCTAAAATATATGCATTTGCAACCCTATAGCCTTCACCTGTATTATTATACGTAAAATCATATATAACGCCTAAACTTTGTTTAGCAGTAATGCTTGCATTCGCACCATCACCCTCAACAATAACCGTTGCTCTAACAGAATAATCTAATCCGCCGTTTATAAGTTTAATATGTTCTATTGCCCCATCTTTAGCTGCACTTGCAACATCTTCATTTATTCTAACAGGCATCCATGCTTCAGTCAAAAAATTCAAACGATCCGCATTAGAAACCGTATAAAGATATTTCCATTTATATCCATCAGATGTGCTAAATATATTTAAACTTTGACCGCTTGGCTCAACACTAGAAAATTTTCTATTATTATTGTCTATGCATTTATAAACATTGTATTCACTATTAATTAAATAAAAGGCTTTATCCAATAAATTCGGATCTTCATTATCATATTCCTCATAAATCTTATTGGATTCCCAATTTATTCTAGGTACTACTGGTACCATATTTGTGAAGTTTATTCTTTTTAGCCCTACAATTTCTTGCCAAAGTTTAGAATACGCTTGGTAGTTGTCAACAGGGGCAGTTGGTACGTCAGAATCAGAAGACCAGCGGCTAGGTTTGGCTAAAAACATATACAAAGAATTACCACTAGAAGCACTAAATTGCTCTATAAAATTCTTCGCATTGACAAGCTTAAATTGTTTAGTAATTAGACTAGGCATCTATTATTTATTAAAGATAAATTATGTTAAATCTGTATTCTAGAAATATCCAATAATGTACTACTTGCGTCCACATCTGTTGCATCCGATGTGATAGGATCTGAAGTACTAATGGTAGAATCACCTGTAGTTTTTACTGCTAAAGATAATATTTCTGCCAATGCTGTATCATTATTTATTTCACTAAAAACGGTTAATCCGGCAGGATGTAATAACGATTTAATGGAATTTCTCCAGTTTTCTATAGAAATTTTTGATCTAATTACGTAAGAAAACGGGTGGTATAATGCTAACAAATCGGGCACCTCGTATGAGGTTTTTCCTTGAAGAACCATATTTTCAGATAACAATCCAGTGGTATCTTTCCAAAAACTAAGACTTTTAGTGACACTTCCTAAATTCGCTTGCAATACAGCAGGATCTAAAAATTTAACATTAATGTTACCTGTGAAAGTATCATCCGTAGTTATTAATGTATTACCTGAATCCAATATACTAATATAACCTGTAGCATATATTGTTTCAGGTATACCTACGTAAAAAACTTCAGTATTTTCAAATACTAAATCATCTCTTATTTGTAATATTATATTTGCAACATTTGCAGATAGAGGAGGAAAGAATCCACTTAAATTACTTACATTTTCAAAATCTGAATCTGTTATTCCTCCATTGATCGGATCTAGGGGATATATGCGCCAGGGAATAACAGTTCCATCTGGAACATTATACGTATTCAGATATATTGTTACATTACTGCCCTCCACAACTCTATCTTTATCTGTTGAAAGATAGTAATAAGGATCAGTATTAAATGAAGTGTCCTGAACTACAATTGTTGCTGATAATTCTAAAACGTATGGAAAATCTGGCGAAAGAACTAAAACAATGGTTTCCTGTCCTTCTGTCAAATAATCTGTAAGTATAGGTAGAGATATATTTGCAGAAGTTTCATTCGGAACATCTGTAGAATTTAACGTTATTATTCCATTGATTAAACTTTGATTTGTTAAATCCTCTTTTTGTATGCCGTATATGGAATATGCTACTGCTGTTCCAGGATCAACGTTTGTTGCTCTAATATTAAATTTGGCAGTCTGACCTTCTAATACAACTAGTTGATCTGCAGTTACATAAAATTTAGCAATTAAACTTGAGTTAGTTTTCGATGTATCATTAATGTTTATATTAATAGATTCATTGAACCCGGTATTAGGTAAAGTTAAAGTAAAAGTTTCTACATATTCAGTCTGAAAATCATTTTTTATATCTAATTTAATAGAAGCTTGATTGCCTCTTATAGAAAAATTACCACTAAGCAGTGTTCTATTGTTAAAATCTTGGAGATTTATTCCTGTACCATAGATATTATATGGTACAAGCGTTCCATCAGTTAATCCAGTAGTGTAAAGAGTGATCGTTACATTTGATCCCTCATTAACATTGACCGAAGATGATGCTAAAGTATATGCCATTTAAAATCCTGGATATCTAAATCTAATTTGTCTTACATTAGGTACCGCTGCAACAGTTGCAGTATGAGATGTATCATTAATAGGGCTGTAAATATTACCCGAATAATAAACTTGTATATTTTTTCCTCGAACTAATCCGTGTTGTTTTGAAAAAGTAACAGTAACTGCTCCTCGATATATAGAATATGTACCATTTAAAGTTTCTGTTGGTAATCCTGGAATAGCTCTAGTATTTGCACTATAATTAATTCCTGCCTCAACTATATTAAAACTAGTTATAGTGCCGAACCGATTTACACTATTTACCTTTACTTTTGCATGTATTCCTAAATTGTCCACAATAGCAATAGGATGATCTTTAACATATCCAAGCCCTCCGTCAATAATTTCTATGTTAGAAATAACAGAATATACATGGGCTTTTAGGGGAGATATTGTAAAGTTATTTCCACTAAGTAATACTGTTTTAGTTGCTGTGACATCCTCATCTTTTGCAAAAATACCTTTTATACTTGTGGTGTCTAATATTAATTCATATACATCATTTTTCTCAAAAGTAATTTTAATAACTTTATTTACTATAGCTCTAGCACCAGATTTTTTTCCTATGACTTCAGTATTTTCGAAGTCAAACATATTTTGTCTATAGTTTGTTTGTTTAATTCTTAGTACATATCGAGTCATCCATTTGCCCGATGAAGCTTTAAGAACAACCTCATATGGATAAAAAAAGCTTATTGTTTCTTTATATAAAAGATTAAACAATATTCTATATGCAGGTTCAGTTCCTTTTCTACTATAGACTTCTCTTATTTTTTTAACAAAATTTGCATTATCCGAAATATTTGATTGAGTAAAATCACTAGCATAATTTTGAATAAATTTTGTAATTAAATTTTCTGTAGTTTGATCTATGTCGGCATACTTAGTAATATCTTGTAGTACTTCTTGCGCATGATTATTTTGTTCTAAAAATTCATAATATGCCTTTAAAAATATTACAAATCCTTGATAATCTGTAGAAACAAATTCGGGCAATTGATCCTCAATTAAAACAGACAAACGATTTTGAATTCTTTTAAAAGGATTTTCCGCACCGTCGTTTTTATATAATGTATAAATTAAAGGATCCCTTCGCATTCCTAAATTGGCAAAACTTTCAGGAATATAAAATTCTCCCTTACGCCCATAGAATGTTAAAACTTGATATATGCCTTTTCCGCCTCTATCCATGTCTGATTGAATTGCTTCAGCGCGATTTGTATACAAAGGATAAAACCAGCCTGTTCGATAACCTCCAAAAGAATTAGGTTTAGACGTGCCATTTATTTTTAATGGTCCTAAATACTCGGCTGGCTCGTAAAAATTTTGATTCATGTTTAAACTAAGGTTACGTTTACAGTTAAACCTGCAGATTGCTTAATTTGTGTATTCAGAGTAGAATCATCTAATATTAAAATTAAACCTCTGGTTGTTTGAATATCTAATTCATCAATCTTTGCATAAATTTTTATATCTGTAGAATTATTCAAATAACCTGCTATAGTAAAATTTGGAATAGAAATTGTGCCATTAATATAATCTACAGTTGCTATTTTAGATGCGACTAATGCATCTGTAGATAAATTATATAAATTTATAGTTCCCGTGGATGAAGTAGTTAAAACATCTTTCATATAAACAGCTACTACGCTATTATTTGTAGTTGTATAATAAAACCCTGTAGATTTTATACTTCCGGAATTTAACTTATTTGCATATTTAATTATAGAAGAACCTGTATAATCTTTAGCTAAATTTGCACCTGGCGTAATTCTTTTATGTATTTTAAAAGTAGTTACGTTTCCTATAATTGAAGAATCTATAGAATCAACATTTTTCGATAGTTTAGAATAAATAAAACTTTTATCAAATTTTTGTAAATCTGTACTAAAATATTCTCTCATTTTAGCTTTAACTAAAACTTCTATTTGGGCAGCAGTATATCTAGAATTTTTGGAATCAAATTTTATTCTATTGTCTACAGAAATATACAAATAATTAGGATCCACAAATTCTGGAACTATTGACATCATTTTTGTATCTGCCAAAATTTCCTGTTTAATTTTATTTTTTAATTCTGTATTAATACTAAAACCAAAATAGGGTTTCAAAGATATAATTACTTTTCCATATATAGGAGGATTATTTTCTTCTCCTCCCCAAACGGCTACAGATTCAACTAATGGATAATTTGCTTCTATGATAGATTTGTAATCATTTGCTGTTACTGCTCTATTAAACGAAGAAAGAAATCTAGGAGCTTTAAATTTTATGTCATCAATCGTATCAGGTTCGTCCCCACCTGTAGAATTTTGTGTAGCAATGATTGTGGATGGTAATGTTACCCCGCCAATTGGAATTTCCAAAGTAAATTCTTGTTGCAAATTCTCTGATACGTTACATAATGAACCATTACTAACTAAATACTCTACTTTAACTAAGTTACCTGAGTTTAATTTTTTACCAAGTACTCCATCGCCAAAATATAAATCCCAAGTTCCTTTTGTATTTTCTTCTAAGAAATAAACATTGGATACACCCGTTACGGCATCTAAATTTTTTGCTAAAGAAAATGTGGTTTGATTTAGATCGGAATAAGAATTTTGTACAGTTACTCTAATTGTTGTTGTATCAATATTTTTATTTGGTATAGAATATTTTTCTGAAGGCCCACCTAAATCTACTCTATAGCTATAGGTTAAAGGTTGACCTTCTACAATTGTCACATTTGTAAAACTGTATATTCCATTAGATGGAGCTATATTTACTGAATCTAAATTTGAAAACGTATATAGAACACCGTTTATAGTTGTAGTAAACGCAGAGTATTTTGGCAGCGTTAACGATGAAGGGGTATTTACCGGATTAGATACATTGAAAGAAACCTTAGCTCTTGAACTTCTATATGAAAGAGGAGAATAGCCTAAATGTTTTGCAATCGAAACTGCAGATTCTCGTTTTACTGCAGAATCTAAAAACATTTCGTTTGCAACCATGTTTCCTAAATAGGCATTATAATGAGTATTATAGGATAGAAGATCAATTAAGATTGATAAACTAGATGCCTCAAAATCATAATCTTTAAAAACAAGATTATTATCTTTATCTCGATAATTTGTTAAAAATTGTTTTAAATTAACTTTTATCTGATCAAAATCTAATTCAGATATTCTATAATTTGCCATTTATCGTACTCTACTTAAAAGGGTTGTAAGCGTTATAGGAACCTCGGTATTTCTTAAAGTAAATACTATATTAATAACTAAATCATTAGACATTCTTGTTTCATTGACAGTTACACTAATTAAACGTACTCTTGGTTCAAACAGTTCTATAGTTTCTTGTATAGTTCGTTCCAATGCAATTTTTACTGCAGGCGAAAAGTTTTCAAACATTAAAGATTGAACTTGTGTTCCTATTTCTGGATGAAATGGTCGTTCAAAGTTTTTAGTTAGTATAAGATGCTTTAATGCTGTTTTAACAGCGTCCTCATCTGTTTTTAGATATATATCTTTAGTGAAAGGATTTGCCTTAAACGATAAATCTATATCTACAAAATTTTTTATTTGTTTAGTTATGGCCATATTTGATATTTATTACCTAAAAACTTAAAGTTTTAAATTTATCATCTGTTCTACTGTAGGAATAAATGTATATTTTGTAGAATGATTTTTAAGTACTCCAACAGGTAAAGCAGATCTTAATAATCTTCCGGTACCATAATCTACTCTAAATGCTATATGCACCCAGGCATCTGCTAATTTATTTCCAAATTTATCTGTGGTATATTCTAATAGTAATTGTTTAAATGGTATATTTGCTTCAATCCATTTTGCCATATTAACATAGTCTTCAAAAGTACCCATTTTTAGCTTTATATCTGCAGCACATCCAACATTATGATCACTATCATTTACTGATCTTTCAGCACATCCTGGTACTCGAAGTCCGCTAGTAATGTATATGTTAGGATATTTACTATAGATTGGATCTAAGCAATTCCATGCTAACTGACGTAAATTACAAACAATTTCTTTTGCGGAAAGACCTGCTTGCGTAGTTGGTCTAGCTGGGGCGCAATCTGAACTTAAAAAATCCTTTAGATAAAAATTATGAGATAATTTAATAGTTTCTCTAAAATAGTTAGTTTTAAATTCGTAAATGTCGGTACATGATTGAATTTTAACAGATTTATTTCCTGCGTTGGAAATTGTAACTATATTTTCAGAATCTGTTACTGTAGAATTAGTGTTTGTAGTTTTATCTAATATCTGTTGCCCTGTCATTGCACCAACTTGATTTGCATTTAATGCGGCAACTTCCCCATCGGTTTCTCGTATGTTAATTCTTTCTAAATATGGCAAAATTGTTTTGTCAGGGTTTCTAACTGCGGGCAATTTTGAGGTATAGTACACTATTGCCTGAACTAAATTCGCACCCATTTTGGTCTTAACTATTGGCGCATCTAATAATAAGGAAACAGACCCCTTCACACTCATAGTTCCAGATGACTGTATTGAAAAATCACCCAATGCCTTCGCAGTTAATCCGCCTTTAGAATATAAATTAACACTGGATCCTTGAATATTAACAGGCCCGTCACTAATTAGATTTAATGCATTTTTTGCAGATACCTCAAGACTTTTTGCTGCAATTTTCATATTACCTGCAGTTTGTATTAACGCATCACCATGTCCAATTAAAGAGACATCTCCGTCGACTTCAATTGATGCATTATCTTTTACATATATACTAGTTTTTCCTTCTACTGTTAGTCTTTGTGCGCCTTTAACGAATAAACTATTATTACGATCAATAATTTCATAATTATCGCCTACGGTCTTCTTAACCATAGTTCCATTGCCATCTATTTCAATATAGCTTCCTGATTTATGAAATACGTGTATTCTTTCAGCATTCGGAGTATTATCTAATTCTATAACATGACCAGCTTCAGTTTCAATAACTTGATTATACGGATATCTACCCATAAAAGCTGAATCTGGTTCATCCCAAGTTTCGTCAGAATTTGCTGTTTGAATATTAGTTACTTTTTGATTCGTTTTTACTTTTAAAGAAGTATGTGAGGTATTTCCTATAGCTAATTTATTGACATCAGATAAACCAAGATATTCATACTTAGGATATTTTTTGCTTGGATCAGTGAATCCTATTATATCTGCTAATTCGGTATTATTATAATCATTATCTGTTACGGGATAATAATCATTCGCATCAGAATAATTTACTAAAATATCTGAAACATCAGAACCAAACAATGCATTAACATCTACAAAATATTGTTTAATCCTTTGTCCATACGAATTTTTTCTATCTAAGTTATCGGCATAATTTGGACCCACTACGTGAGCAGTTGCTATTAATCCTGCTACAAAGGCAGTATCACTCATTGGTTTAATTTTACCGTTAGTAACCATAATATCATAGTTATCTTTAGCAAGCACTAATACAGAATCATCTTGTACTGTTTTACTAGCTAAAAACGATGTCTTAGATTTGATACCATTTTTACCTGTCCAATTATTCGAATTTTCTAATAATGCTTTGCCTATAGGAGCATTACCCAAAAATGGATATGATATAAATCCTAAATCGATTAAATTAGAAACTGTAAACTGATATTTGCCTAGCTCTCCATATTCACCTTCTTTAGTGTAATTATTATCTGATAGTTGTTTTCCTAAGTAATCAAAAATTTTATTTAAATCTGTAGAAACTAATGGGGCAAACTGACCTCGCAAAGAAGTATTTTCAGGATCTATTGTTATTACTGAACCCTTGCCATCATATATTGGATTACCCTCAGTATCTGTTTTTACATTTAATTGTTTAGACGCATCTTGTTTTTGTTTATTTACCGCAGGGGTTCTATCCTTAGGTTTACCAGCAATCGTACCCATTATAACCGGTTGCTGACATTCGGCACCATCCATAAAAAATCCCACTACCCAGGTACCCGGAACTATTCCAACAGGTGTAGAACCCACACCAGAAGTCGCAGCAGATGTGATAGGTTGCATTGGAACTGCCCAAGGTAAATCGTCGGTAGGAAGCAGTCCAACATTTTCAGTATGAAGTCCAAATATTCTAACTTTACACCGACCTAATTTTTCCGGGTCATCTCTATCTTCAACGACGCCCATCCACCAATTTAAATTTCTCATTATTTTTGGTTTCCGGTTAAAGAATCTTTAGTTACATTCATAGTTATAAAATGCGTACGAAGATTTATTTTATGCGATAGACCCGTAATTAAATAATTTCCTGAATACATCTGATCTGATTTATATTCTATTGCTTTCACTTCTGCACCGGGTTTATCCTTAGGTAATTGTATATTAATGGTTCTGCCTACTTCAATATCTGTCCTACCAGGAATAGTTATTTTCATTTGAAAATTTTCTAATTCTAACATGTTAGAACGTCTATTTCCAAAAATATCTTTAAGTTTATAATCAAAATTTTCAGCATATCCTGTATGCAAATTTTTGTGAACAAAATTTATATCTGTGTAAGTTAATGGATTTCTTACAGTTGTTTGATCAAACATAGGAATAGCTCTAACTGTTTCAAGATGATTATATGCATCAAATTTTGCTCCGTGGTCATAATCTACATTTTCAAAACTTTTACCTAGAACATCTACATTGACTAATCTATTAGTTGTATAACCTTCCATAAGATTTTTTATTTGATCAAAACTTTTTTCAACAATTAATGATCTTATAACAGACATATACGTATGATCTCGTTTTTCTTGCTCATCCATTGTCTTAAGTAAGGTTAACGAATAATTATAAGTTCCTATAGATAAATCATCTTGTTTCGCTATTAATTCTCCTACATTGCCAAAATAAAATCCTTTAGTGGTTTCCCAAAAAAGAAAATTTGCTGCTTTATTATTTTCGGGTAAAGCTTTACTTGCTATCCAATTAATACATTTTACAGGACTCCATCCTGGGCTAACAAATTTTATATTATTTGAAGATTTACCAAATACTGTTAAACTGTTTTTAATTGCAGTTTGTTTTCCCGCTATTTCTAAAGTTCTATCTGTTTGTAAATATTCTGTATAAATTTGTTGAACAATATCGTTAGGAGTACCGTTAAAAGATCTATAAATTGGATTTACTAAATCTTGAAAAGTTTCTACAGATGAAAAGCCCAACTTATAGATCATTGAACTACCATCTTTAACATAGTTTTTATTATCTAACGAATAAATTTTAAATACTTTAGATATTGCATTATCTGTAGAAAACGTAGTAGTTCTTGCAGTAAAATATAAAAATTCATCTCCAAGCAACTCTTGATCTTTAATTAAATTTCTACTATCCGATAAAAGTATTTCACCTGATAAAAAGGGCGTAAAAATACTTTCATAAATTACTAATTCAATTAAATAATCTATTAGATTAATTGCAGTACCAGTTTTAAATGATACCAAAAGAAGATTGTCAATCTCTATTTGGCCGGGTTGCCTTAGAATTTCATCAGCCATTATGGATTAATTAAGTTTTGATAATTGGTTACAATTTCTTGCACAATTTCAGGTTTAAGAATTTTAATAACTCTATTGATTTCGTTTTTTTCAGCTTCAACCTCAAAATTACTTTCAAAGTATGAAATATCTGCAGATGTATCATATGCAATTGCTGTGTTAATCCCCTCAGGATCATTGCTCTCATATAATAATCTTTGTGGTTCTTTATGAGAGGATTCTTCAGTTAAAACAAAAAATGTTTCTACTTGATACCCTTTTGCATTTTTTGCTCTGTTGGTTGCAAATATATTTTGTTTAGAACCATACTTACTTTCAACAAAATTTGTTAAAACTTGTTCCGAAAGCGGCCAATCAAATCTTGGATCAGTTATATCATTGACCATAAGTATTAACCAATGGTAACTAGTTGTTCCATAAAATCTATAAGAAATTTCTTCAGGAGTTTCGCCGTGTAATACTTCATATTTTTCATAATATGAACCATTCTCCTGATATTCTTTAGAAAAGATAACTCGTTTAAAGATATCTACAACTACTTGTTGACTTGCGTAGTCGTCTAATGTATATCCTGTTCTAGGAAAAGTAGAAAAGAAATTAATAGCCATCTGTTACTTTTTGTGAGTTTAATTGTTCTAATTCTGTGAAGGATAATGTCATTCCAATTTCTGCAGGTGCCCCATTATCAAAAGTAACAAATTGATCCCCACCGTAATCTATTTGCATATCTGTCAATGCGCATTTTGTAAATTTATGTAAATACTTATTTTCGTGATCTCCAAAATAGTATTGTATATCAAATTCTGCAGGATATACATAGAATAACTTATTCGGAGTAAGAGTAGGATACATGTGGAATTTAAACTTATCTATTATAGCTTTTACCTTTTCAGTTTCATTTCTAGTTTTAGGGTAAAATCTATATCTAAAATTAAATTGTCTTGTATCAATAGATTCAAATAAAGTTTCTCTAAAAGGATTAGTCTTTGTCTTTGAAGATAATTCTCGAATATCATTAATAAATCCTCTAGCTGCTCCAAATTGAGGAGCCTGCGCTAAAGTAGTTAAAAATCTTCCCTGTGCTTCTCTAGTAAATCCTTGTATATTTTCAGCGGTTGCATTTGCAGATCCTTCAATCATTATACCCGCTAATGCGCTTATTTCAGACGTACTATAGTTTACCCCATATTTTACACTTGGTTTTTCATCCACATGTAAAGTTATAACGTCTCTTAATCTTTTAGTTGTACTAGATGTGAATGCATCTAAATTTAATTTTGCTATTTCTTTCTGTGCTGCGGAAGCAACAACTCCCGATGCAATTCCTTTAACTCCTGCAGATAAAACGTCTCTAATTCGGGATGCGGTACCTACCCCATGCAAAAATGTTAAGGCTCCTACTATTTTACCCGTATTATCAGCAACGGTTTTTGTTGCAGAATTAATAGCATTTTGGGGCAATCGACCCTCAGCTTGTTGTAAAGCATCTAATCTTTTTTGTTCGTCAATACTTACGTAATAATCTTTATCTTCTTTTTTTGAAGTATTTGTCCCCGTATTGGGAGACGCTGTACTTTTATCTCGTACATTAATGAAAAATGCAACGTAATGCTGAAGATCAGGTTTTACTCTAAGACCCTCAGGATATTCAAAAGTTCCAATACGATAATTGGAATTCAAATCATTTTGATTTTGATATTTTCTGTCTTCAGTTCTAGATGCGGCTACAGAATCTTTTGTGGGGTCTAAGGATTGTGCCATTGTTCCCTAATAAATATTGTTGTAATTAATATTATTTATAGCAAATGTTATATACCAAAACGTACAAAGGTAAGTTTAGACCTAAGAATCCCGGAAAATACACGGGAGACGTAGCTAATATAGTATATCGCTCTCTTTGGGAACTTAGATTTATGAAATGGTGCGATACAAATCCTTCTGTACAAGAATGGGGTTCGGAGATAGTTATTGTACCTTACGTATCACCTATAGATAGAAAAGTTCATAGATATTTCGTAGATTTTTATATAAAAATAAAAAATAAGATGAACGAAACTCAAAAATATTTAATAGAAATTAAACCCGAAAGATTTACTAAACCTCCAGAAATTCCTAAGAAAAAGACCAAAAGATTTATAGACGAAGTCTTTCAATATGGAGTAAATGAAGCCAAATGGAAAGCAGCCTTTGAATTTTGTGAGGATAGAAATATGAAATTTATGATATTAACTGAAAAAGATCTAGGAGTAGTTAGTGGCAGATAAAAGATATCGCCCAATTAGAATAACACCTGACGATCAGGAAAAATCTTTTAATTGGTATAGAGGACAGGGCAAACGCTTAGTATTTGGACTTGCAGGAACCGATACTTTATCTAATCAATCAATTGTTGGTTCTGTAAGTCCCGGCAATATGTATTTATTTTTATATGATCCAAAATATAAAGAAACCTTGCCCTATTACGATACTGCTCCTTTAGTGATTCCCTTTAAAAGTGTTGCTGGAGGATTCTTAGGTATAAACCTTCATTACTTACCATATGGTTCTCGCTTTAAGTTGATAGAAGAATTAAGCAAATTAACTGCAGACACGCGTATTACGGAAAGAACTAAAATTAATTTGTCATGGCAATTAATAGACAATACCGCAAGATTCGCGCCGGCAAAGCAATGCGTAAAACATTACTTAACTAGCCATATGAGAAGTAGATTTTTAAAAATAAATTTTGCGGATTGGAAAACTGCGGTAATGTTACCCGTCCAACAGTTCCAAAAAGGTTCGCCTTACTAACACGGAAAGCAAATGGCATATTTTACAATTTCAGATTTTCAAACCCAAATTAGAAATAGGGGAGTAGCTAGGCCCAACAGATTTGAGGTAAATATCACCACGCCAATTAGATTATTAAGTGCTATTCCTGATCTTCGTTTAGTTTCGTTATTTTGTGAATCTGCAAATCTACCTCCTCAAAATATAGGAGTTAGGCAACAAAGAATATATGGTCCTGCATATCAAAGACCAACAAGTGTTGATTATGGCGGTGAAGGAATAACTTTATCTTTTATTTTAGATGGCGCAATGGACGTCAAAGGTTTTTTTGATGCCTGGATGCAAATAGTTGTAGACCCCATTAGTTTTCATGTAAATTATGCTGCAGAATATACATCTAAAATGAGAATATATCAGCTTAATGAACAAGATGAAAACGTGTATGGGGCAATTTTTGAGGATGTTTTTCCTAAGACAGTATCCATGTTGGATTTAAATCAAGGGACTCAAAATTCTGTACAAAAATTAAATGTAACCTTTGTCTACAGAAGATGGTATGTGGATCATTCTGCAGTTTATAAAGTAGGAGAACCGGTGACAACCAATAAAACTAATCCTCTATCTCCTGTAGCTACTCCTGTTCAAAGAGATATAGAAACATTCGGAGTTCCTGATTACAATATATTTACAGGAAATCAAGCAACTGAAATAATAACACGCCCCTATGACAGAGAATCTGTTAGACCACAAAAACCTTTAGGCATAACCGGTACTAGTATAGATCCAACTACTAGACAAACAACTAATTTTTAAAATGAAAATCGGGAGATAATATGGCTTTACCAAAATTAGAAACACCTACATATGAATTGACGTTACCGTCGACAGAACAGAAGATAAAATATAGACCTTTTTTAGTAAAAGAATATAAAATACTTTTAACATCATTAGAATCGGATGGATACGAAATACAAAAAGTAGTAACAGAATTAGTTGATGTATGTACGTTCAATAAGTTAGATGTTAAATCTTTACCAAATTTTGATATAGAATATTTGTTCTTAAATATACGAGCAAAATCTATAGGAGAAATGACAAGTTTAAATTTAAAGTGCAATAACTGCGAAAATGAAATAAATTTTGAACTGGACATAACTAAAGCAGAAGTTAAGCGAAACCCTGATCATAACACAAAAATATTCATTACAGATACAATAGGATTGGAAATGCGCTATCCTAAATTTGAAGAAATGGCAGAAATTTATGAGAATTTTAAATCAGAATCTGTAGTAGAAATGTTATGTACTTGTATTAAGGCGGTATTTACTGATGAACAATATACTGAAGATTACACCAAGGAAGAACTAATAGAATTTGTTAATTCTTTTTCAAGAGCGCAGTTTGAAAAATTAGAACAATTCTTTGTAACTATGCCAAAAGTTACTCAGCACATAGAACAGAACTGTTCAAAATGTGGTGCTCATAATGAACTTAATCTTGAGGGCCTGCAAAATTTTTTCGTCTAACTCTTTCACACGAAGGATTACTTAATTATTATAAGTTAAACTTCTCTCTAGTAAATAATCATCATTATTCTTTATCAGAGATAGAAGATATGATACCGTGGGAAAGAGATATTTACGTTACTATGTTATTAAATCACATTAATGAACAAAATGAAAAATTAAAACAAAAAGCAAGTAAGGATCGTTAAGAATGACCATACCAATAAATCAATTATTAAGTTCAATTAAATCTCAATCTGAGAATTTGAATGCTCAATCAAAAGTACTGCACTCTTTATCTGATACTATAATGGCTCAGCGAAAAGAATTTAATAATGTTAAAAAGGATATGGGCGATCTAAAAAAGAACTTTGCCCAAAATCTAAGCGGTATATCTGAAATTAAAAAGTATTTAGATAGTATGCGCAAAGGGACAGGTATTAATGGTACACAAATAGGCCCTAAATCAGGTGCAGGTGGAGCTAGTCCAGATAAAGGATTTTTTACTAATTTGTTTACTAAGATGTTTGGACCATCTAAATATCAACAAAACTTATTAAATGAAATTAGTATTCTTAAAGATATAACTGATCTGCAATCTAAAGATATTCGATTTATTAAGAATCAATATTCTGATAAAACAAAAGCATATGATAGAGAAATGTTAGCTACTGCAATAGCTAACAAGTTAAATAATTTAGGCAACGGTGGCGGTGGTAGAGGTATGTTGGGAGGGCTTGCTGCTGGTGCAGGAAGTTTGCTAGGTGGTTTAGGTTCTTTGTTGGGCGGGGTAATAAGTGCATTAGGGCCAGCATTAGGTGTAGCAATTGCTGCACTTGGAGGTGTACTTAGAGCTGCAATAGTCGCATTAGGTGAAGCAATTGTTGCCGGATTAGCAGCATTGTTTGGAAAGAATCTTCTTCCATCGGGAGGACCTGCCGGTTCATCTCCCGGAGGAGGTCGCGGTGCACCGCCAGTAATTGTCCCCCCAGGCGGCGGACCAGCCACTCCTTTACCTGGGCCAAGTAATCCTCAGTTACCCAATGATGGCAAAGGAAAAGGTAAGTTTAAACCAAAGGGGTTTGGCGGTGCAGGTCAACCTATTACCGACGTAGCTCCTAAAGGCAGATTATCTGGCGCATTGAAAGGGGCAGGGTGGATTGCAGGTTTACTTATTGCAGCAGATATTTTAACAGAAGCATCTCAAAATCCAGATAAAAGTTTTACTGATATACTAAAAGATGTTGGTAGTAGCCTTAATCCTTTTTCTGGTTTTAAAGGTCCTGCAAGTCAAGTAGATGATTATTTAAAAAGAAAAAAGGAAAAAGAAGATAAAGTTACAGGAGCAGTATCCGACGACGATAAAAAGTTTAGAGAAGATATGCTGGCGGGGGCTAAAAAATCTGCAGAAAAACTTCAAGCAAATGATAAAGGCATAATTAGTAATCTTGAAAAAGATATGTCTAGTTGGGGAGATAAATTTAAAGAAATGTTGGCAGAAGGTTTAAAGGGATTTTTAACATTAGAAGATAAACTTGAAGATTTTATAGAACAGACAGCCTTGGAAGGATACAAAAAATCTATTGAACCAATGCTAAATGATATTGGCTTTAATATGGATGTCCCTGATGCTCAGGGCAATATGGTAAGTAAAAAAATTAGTTTGTCACCTAGCTTTGGTACTTCTTTAGGCGAAGCACTAAATGAAACATATCAACAAAGCAAAGAACTTATGGATCCAGCAAAAGAAGCAATGGCAAACTATGCAACTAACATTATTAACAATAATGTCAACAACAATAATAATTCGTCAGGTTCCTTGCCTGCAACCAATGCACCAGTGTATAATAGAAATCCAACAATGGATGGAATGTATAGATTCCTAGGCAGCCCTGTACAAGGAAAATAAAAGGCCCTTTCGGGCCTTTTTTAATCTTCAGCTAATTTAGCAAAATATGAAAGCGATTCGTCATCGTCATCAAAGTCTACTTCTTTAGCTGGAGCTTTTTCTACTTTCTTTTCTGCTTTAGGCGCGGCAGCTTTAGGAGTAAAATCTTCTTCTTCTAAATAAGTATCTTCTGCTTTCTTAATAGGAGCCATTCCTCCAGTAAGACCCATAACCATATCAAATTTCTTCTTCAAATCTTCATATGATTTAAAATGCTTAGGATCCAAGAATTGTTGCAACGAATGTTGCTTAGCCCATATTGCTTCGATTTCAGAATCATCTTCAGAAATTGTGCTGATAGAATCAAACTCTGACTTATCGTAATTACGATAACTTTCTACATTACGAATCTTAAGTTTAAAGTTCGCACCTTCCCAGAAATCAAAAGGATTAACTGGTTTCTCATCTTCAAATTGTGGTTCGGCAATATCTTTAATCTTGTCAAAGATTTTCTTACCAAACTTATATAAGAATACTTTGCCCTCATTCTCAGGGTGTACAGGATCCTTAACGATAAGAATATTTGTGATATAAGATAGTTTACGCTTTTGCTTACGAGCAACTTCTTTATTTGCTTCTGAACCTGAGTTCCATAACTCAGTATTATGTTCAGAGATAGGATCGGGTTTACCGATTGTAGTCAAAGAATTTTCAATATACCATTTGCCTGTAGGTCCTTGGAAACCATGATTCCAAATACGAACCCAGGGTAATTCTTCGCCTTTAGGTGGGGGCAAAAATCTGATT